TTATAACGCAATAGCATTATTTAATTTTTCCTGTACCGCTTCTTTTTCCTCATCCAGATGGGCGTATACTTCCATAATCATTTTTATGTCAGAGTGGCCCATAAGCTCTACAGCCTTCTTTTGACTGATTCCGGAATAATAAAGCATAGTACAATAGTTATGGCGAAAGATATGAGCGGTCAGGCCGGTGATTGGTTCGGCTCTTATCAGCTTTTCCTGTTCGGATGTTACTGCGTCATTCATTTTGCGGACAATTCTTTGCCACATCTTTACGTATTGCGTTTTTGAGAGGATTTCAGTATTTTTTCCGGGGAAAAGGTAAAATGTATCAACTGATCTTAAAAATTCCTTTAAAAAGGCCACCACGCTTACAGGAATGGGAATATTACGGTTGCCCGCATCACTTTTGGCGCCGAGTTTTATTATAGGGTTATTTTTATCAAAGATTACGGTTTTATTTACTGACAGAACTTTCTTTTTCAGGTCAATATCAGATTTGGAAAGCACGAGAGCTTCGCCGCGCCGCAGTCCAAAATAAAAGAGCAGCTTTACAAGGGCTTCTTCCTGAAGGGTAAAATCGGCTTTTTTTATGGCTTCTTTTTCCAGATCTGTTAAGGCTCTTTTTTCTGTTTTATGTCGTTTAGGCAGAGTTACTTTCTTTGCCACGTTTTCAGTTATTAGTTTATCCTCTATGGCACTGTTTAAAATCTGTACCAGCGTCATTTTGATTTGTTCGCATGTTCTTGGGTGCTCCTGGTTATCATTTATTAATTTTTGTACATCAGAGCGGACAAGTTTGTTAAGCGGAAGATAACCAAGTTCAGGTTTTATATGTTTATTAACGATATTATCATACATGGCTTTGGTATTAATACCGACTGATGCTTTGTATGTAGCAAACCAGTTATCGACATAATCGCGAAAAAGAGTGTCAGATTCCTTAATAAGCTCGCCGGACATGGTTTTCGCTTTGAGTTCAGCAATTTTATCACGCAGAGCCTTTTCTGTCTTGGCAGATAAAAATATATTGTTTGGCCGCCCATCTGCTTTATATCCTACCATGATAGTAGTTGCATACCGTCCATCCTTCCTTTTTTTGTATCTTCCCATAGCATCATCCTCCTTTTGGGTATAAAAATAACAGCCTGTGAGCTATTAGAAAAATTGCAATAGTTCACTTGCAAGCTGTTTCCGAAGATGATACAATATTTTTGTTTGATAGGGTATCATCTTCGGATGTATCTGAAAACCGTTCCTGTTGGCGCAGGGGCGGTTTTTATGTTTGACAGATATTTGGATATTGCTTATAATGTACTTAACAAAGGAACCGAAAGCTAGATAAAGCCTAGCTGCCGGAAAGTTAAACAACTACAAAAAGTAGCGCCTACCTTGCCAGGGCGAGGGCGCTACTTTTTGCGTATAATGTAGACAACAAGTGTCACTACAGCACAAAGCATAATTACAAATGTAAAAAGCTCATCATATGTAATCATTGGCACCAGCCCCTTTCTAAATACTCGGCAGCTGGCATTTCGCCCCTTCGGTTCCCCAGGTAAATATATTATTTTGTTTTATGACCGCCTACGTGATTAGACGTAGGCGGTTTTAATGTTTTAAGCATTCCATGTTTTGCCACAACTTTGGCATATACATTTTGTTTTGTGAGTTGTCCTTGTTTTATACCTGCTAGGCCTGAAAATCTTTACAATAAGTGCAGGTAAAAAAAAGAACATCCATTTAATTGGTACCCAGTACCATCCGAAGAAACACCACCAAATAATACCGTGTTTTTTTTCCTTCAATTTAGTTTCAGATACAACTTGAACTGTTACATTTTCGCTACCACATTTTGGGCATTTCATAATAAATCCACCTTTCTTTTGTTTGATTTGGATATGTAAAAAGTTTAAAAATTAATATGTATTATTTTACCTTCTTTATAGTATCTTACGCCATTTTTGCGTTTTCCCCCTTGATATATCCAAGTTCACGCAATTCATTAGCACGCTCTATAAGTTTTCGTTGTCCATCTTCATTTAAAAGTCTGTATAGATTTAAAAGATCATTTTCTTCCGCGCTCATTCCTGTATTATCGGAAGATATACCGCAAATTTCATAAAGACCTACGTCTAAGGCATTACAAATGGCGCAAAGAGTGTCTATATCTGGAGAATTATTTCCACATTCCCAACTTGAAATAGCAGCAGCAGTAACACCAAGGGTTCCAGCAAGCCCTTTTTGAGTCATTTTTAGTTTTTTACGGTAAAAAGCTATATTTTTTTGGATATTTTCTTTTAATAGTTTTTCATTACTTATTACCATTTGATTTTTCACCACATTTTTTTATTTGTATATTACCATACGTTTTAAATACTTTCAAGAAAAAAATCAATAAAACATTGAATAAATAATTGACAATCAATAAAACATAGTGTAATGTAATAAATATCAATGATACGTTGTTTTTAGGAGGTGATAAAAAATGTTAGGAACAATGATAAAAGAATATATGAAAGAGAATGGGATCAAGCAAAGTTACGTTGCTGACAAGATGGGAACATCACCACAGATACTGGGAACGATTCTAAATGAAAAAAGAAAACTGGAAGCAGCAGAATTTTTTAATCTATGTGATGCAATTGGTGTAGATGCAGCAAATTTGGCAGCAGTAGCAGGAATTTACAAGCGGAAATCGACAAAGCAAGAAACCACAGCTTAAGTAATTCACATAAAAAGGAGGTTATATAAACAAAAAATGACAGCTTTACTATTATTTATAATCGTTATCCTTTTAATTTTATTAATATCCACAAAGCTTGGGCTGACAGCTTATATTGCATGGATGGAAGAGAATCATTTTCCACATCCATCTGATAAGGAATTTAAGAGACTTATCAGATGGTGTGTGAAAAATTACATGCAGGATTTATTTGGAAAATCCTAAATTATAGTTAATGGCGGCTGTTGCGACCCCTTCAGCTATTGAAGAAATAATTTTAAGGCTTGCAAAACCTATGTTTGAAGAAATACTTTTTATTTTTTTCCAATTATTATCATCGCGAATATTAGCAAGAAATTCATGCCCATCAGGTGTCAGATCATAACAATTTACAAAATGAGAATATGGCACGAATAGTAACCCTTTCATTTCGAGATATCTTAGATGATATGATAATTGGTCATTTTCATATTTTTGCAGATTAGGGTAGTCTCGGCATTCATCCGTGATACAGCAAGGATCTCTATAGAATGAGTTTTCCTCGACAGTAAATAAAATGTCGCGAATACATTCATTATCAATTCGCATACATGTTTCTCCTTTCTTTCGTATTTCAACATAGCGGTGCTGATAAGAAGATTGTAGCAAATTTGGAGGGAGCTTGTCGAGACAGGAAGGTAAAAAATGGTAGAAATAGTAACTGCGGCAGTTATAGCGGCTGCTGTATCTGTAATCTGTTGCAAAATATCTGCAAAGACAGTATTCAACATAATTGATAAGTATGTGGCAGATATGATTCATCTGGCAAAAGATGCAATCAGAGATGCGTATTTTAAAAATGAGCGCCGGACTATCGCCCATGACGTAAATAAAGTGGTGGAACGTCTGGAAGTAAATTCTGAATATAAAGATGGGGAATTATTTATCAGACTGGATGATGCTATTGAGATTGTAAAAGAGGAAATGAACTAAGCATTGGTAAAGGGCCTAAACTATTACTATGTCGCTTATATAACGGGGATTATAGCCAGACTTTAAATCTTGATTAATGCAAATAAAATTGCATGCACGAAGATCATTTAATGAAATAAATAGAAAGGGGGCCAAGAAATGCAGTTTCCTAAAAAGATAATGTCAGTGTCAGAAATTAAGAAGGAATGCAATATACCGGAATCCTTTTTGTACCAGATGGCCCATATGCAGGATCAGAAATGTGCTTTTCGAAGGCCCGGGGGAAGAAAAATTTTTTTTGATACAGAAAAGCTGGCAAAGCAGATGGAAAAATTTGCAGTCAGGTAATGGGCTGAAAGGAAGAAAGCAACATATCTGAAGCGTAAATTACGTAAAAGGTGGCATATGGAAGATGAGTACAAAGAGGTAGTTAAAGAATTTTATAAAGTATACAGACCATTGCAGAAAAGATATAGCTTGCGGTCACATATGCACTTTAGCGCATACGCTGACGGGATAATTGAAATATGGGAGTATATGGGGGAAACGCAGAAAAAGCGCATATGCAAAATAAAGGAAGTAACAGAAATAGATTGTTATAAAAGAGCAATTGAACATTTAAAAATTTATGGAAGGGAAAAGGAGGAAAAAGAAAATAAGCGAAATACAGCCGTGGCAGTATAAAGATATAAACGAAATTGAAAGGGAAACCATGTCTACTGTAATTGAGACAATGACAGGATGTACAACGTGGGAAAATGTAAAAGATACGGGATGGATTAGTCCGGAAGTATATCTGGAAGTAACGGAAAAATATGACGAGCGTATAAAGAAGTTAAGCGAAAAAAATGATGAGCTAAGCAGAGAAAACAGCATTATCATGGAGGAATTAGAAAAGGCACGAAGGCAGAATATAGAAATTGAAGATATTTTGAAATGCTATAAAGCAGATTTGTATGACTTTTATGCACAGTCAGGCAAACTGCCCAATTATGAAGGGAGATAACAGGCACATGGATCAAAAAATTATGGAAAGAAGCAATACTATTGGAATTGTCGGTATTATTACGGACAAGCCGTACCTGATATTGGATGCGTCAGAATGGAGGAAAAGATTGTACGAAACAAAGCTTGAGCGTGTACGCCCAAGCGGGGCTAAGGATATATTTATCCTGCAGTTTGACGGGAGTGCTGCCGGAACGGAAAAAAGGATCGAAGAAATTACAAAGGGCGTGGAAGTAATGATCGGCGGAGAAATCCGGACAGAAAATGTATATGATCCGCGTCCGGAAGAAAACCGTGTGAAGATTTACATATATGCGGAAATGATAGCGGTAAACGATCCGCCTGTAGATGATCAAAATGAAGTTACTATTCGAGGGAATATATGCCGTCCTCCATACTATAGGCAGACGCGCAGCAGGACAGTAAAGGGAAAGCGAAGGACAGTTACCAATCTTATAGTCGCAGTAAATTCCAATAAAGGGACGAACTATATACCATGTGTATGCTTCGGCTGGCAGGCATTTTTGGCAAATGCGCTGGAAGTCGGGGACTATGTAGAGATTTACGGACGCTTTCAGTCGCGGGAATACAGGAAACGGATTGACGGGCAAAAGCCACCATATTTAGTAACAGTATATGAAGTATGCGCAAATAAGATAAAGAGCAGGAAAATCAAAGAAGAAGGGCAGGAAGAAGAAAGGGGATCAGACGTATGAGCGGGCAGGAATACAGCCGGGTTGTTGCTGTAGATTTTGACGGTACATTAGCCAGAACGTGTTTCCCCGAAATTATAGAGCCTATACCAGAAACAATTAAATACTGTAAGCGGCTTAAGAAGGATGGCGCAATTCTTATCCTGTATACATGCAGGAAGGGAAAAGATTTGCAGGATGCGGTGAAATGGTGCGAAAGACAGGGGATTATATTTGACTATGTAAACGAGAATACCGCACAAAACATAGCGAAATATGGAGGCGTGGACACAAGAAAAATATTTGCACATGAGTATATAGACGATCTGGCTATAAATCCGGTACGGGAAAATATGTGGGCGCGCCGTGTCAGAGAGCTTTATGCACAGCGGATTATACCGGCGGTGGGGATTGCCGCTGCGCTGGTGATAGCGATAGAAACGGCGCTGGCAATTATTAGACATTTTACATAAAGGAGAAAAAGGCGTATGGCAAAGAAAAGCAGTACCGGAGTATGCCGCTTCTGCGGTCAGAGTGTAATTGTGGAAAACGGAGCAGAGATGACAGCTCCACAGCTGGAGGAATCGGCCACAATGTTATGCGGATGTGATGAGGCTATAAAATATCAACAGGAAAAGAACCGCCGATCAGTGGCGAAACAGCGGATCAATGAACTTTTTGGAGAAGATGCAGGGGAATATAAACAGCCGGATGCAGTACGCACAATGATGTTAAATGTTGTGGATGCTATCTGCGATAAAAAATGAAAGCAGCAACGGTGACAATCAGGACGGGGCTTCGCTGCCGGATCATGCAAATGGCAAAGGATAAAATAAAAGTCGTGCGGGAAATCAGCGATAATAATGAGTTTTATACAGTAGGTGGCTATGGAAAATAAAAGCTCTCTTTCCGGTGAAATAAGCAGACTGAAAGAAGAAAATGTAAGGCTGGTACAGGAAAATGACATCCTGAAAAATCAGCTTAGTGCAGTAAATAGAAGAATTGCAAAGCTTAAACAGGAGATAAAGGACTGGCAGCAGGCAGCAGACGGGCTGGCACGCATGATAGAGGAAATAAAAGAAAAAGAAAGAGGCAGCAGGCGACACAAATAAGAATGTACTTTGAAAACAGAAAACAGATAGGCGAAAAAACGACCGTTGCAGTTCGGGAAATCTGCAACGGCCAAACCGTACACGGCAAAAATAAAACCTGATAATAGTATATGCTGTGTACGGCAAAAAGTCAAGAAAAATAGCGGTTTGAAAGCCGCTGTTATGACTTGTTAAGCATATTATTTTATCGACAGGTGGTGGGGAATATGCCATATAGGCATGAGATCTGCAAAGCAGGTAAAACGAAGCAGCATACATACTATTACGCAACGAGAGCCGACACAAAAGAAGGATCGCGTAAAAAGAAAGAGAATAAGACAAGCGAAGCACAGGAGAAGGTGAACAGCAGACAGGCAGTAAAAAAGCTGACATGGACAATGAATGCAAATTTTGATGGCACCAGTCTGTATGTAACATGGTCATATGCGAAGGAAAAGCGGCCAGAAGGGAAAAAGGAGCTAAGGAAAGACGTTGAAAAGCTTCTCCGGAAAATAAGAAAGGAATTTAAGACAGCAGGGGATATTGCAAAGTATGTGTGGGTGGCGGAAGTTGGGGAAAGGGGAGCTGTGCATATCCATATGGTATTAAATGCAATGGAGATCCCAAAGCTGAAAAGGTGCTGGGATAAAGGATGGATTGATGTAAAGCCGCTTGACGATAGCGGGCAGTACAGAAAGCTGGCTTCATACTTTGTGAAATATTCTGAAAAAACCATGAAAACGTGTGAAGGATTTTCGGGAAGGCGGTACAATTCCAGCAAAAATTTAAAGATACCGGAGCCGGTAAAAACAACGGTCAAGGCCAGGAATGCATATAATCATACGATTGAGATCCCCCAAGGCTGGTATTTGGACAAAGACAGTGTAGCGGAAAGCTGGCATGAGGTTACAGGGTTTATGTACTTTACATATACACTGATTTATGACGGGACAAGCCGGAAACAGACAAAAGAAAGCTATACTCTAAATCTGGACACGGGGGAAGTAGAGATCACAGAGAAACCATGGAGGGAAAAGAAAAAATGTCACTGAATACAGGATATCTAAAAGCAGACCGGACAGAGGAAAGCGGGGAACAATATACACCGTATTACGCAGTTGATCCAATCCTGAAATACATACCAAAGGGTGCACGGGTGTGGATGCCGTTTGATAGTGAGTGGTCGGCGTTTTACCAGTCATTCAGGGATAAAGGATTTTTAACTATACGATCGGATATATCGGATGGACTTAATTTTTTTAAATATGAGCCGGAGGAATACGACTGTATAGTATCAAACCCGCCCTTCAGGCACAAAGATGCAGTCATAAAAAGGCTGTATGAGCTGGGGAAACCTTTTGCAGTATTGTTGCCGCTTAATTCTCTGCAGGGCGTAGCCCGGTACCAGTATTTCAGGCAGGGCATACAGATTTTAGCATTTGATAAGCGGATCGCGTTTCATAATCCGCAGAACATGAGAGATTACAAAAAAGGTGTAAGTTTTGCAACGGCGTATTTTTGCCGTGATGTTCTTCCGCGCGATCTGATTATTGAGGAATTGACAGAGTATAAAAGGCCGTTAATAACGGAAAGTGAGGGAAAAGCGAATGAAAGCAAAATTTAAGAGGACAAAGACAGCAGATGGGCTGCCGCTGACGTTTGGAAAATGTATGACGTATTAGACATAGAGGTAGGAGCAGGGCAGGGGAAGATAAAGAAAATCAAAGTAAAAAATGATTTAGGATATGAAAGCTGGTATGAAGTAAATAAATTTGTATTATTTGCGGAAGCTTCCGCGCATCTGAAAGGGAATGCGGCAGCAGGCATTGGACAAAGTGCGGCACGGAGCGCAACACCGGACGGAAAGCAGATATACATGGGTATTGATGTGGCGGGCGGCGCAGATATGACAGTATGCGGAAAATCGCTGGAAATGACGGATATTGAAAAAGGCTACACGGCGCGGGCGGCGTTAAAAATCGGAGAAGCGGTGGCGGCTGGTATTGAGGCTGGGATCGCCTTCACAATGGTGAATAGAAAGGGGCGATAAAATGTACGGAAATTTAAAACGCGGGGAAGATACAGAGCAAATGGGAGTGATAGACTGGGCGAACTGGAACGCGGGGCGTTTCCCCGAATTAAAATTATTGTTTCACATACCAAATGGGGGAAAGAGGGATATCAAAGAGGCGGCACGCTTTAAGGCTATGGGTGTAAAGCCGGGCGTTCCGGATCTTTGTCTGCCAGTCCCAATGAATGGATTTGCGGGCCTCTATATCGAAATGAAATATGATAAAAATAAGCCAACGGAAAAGCAGAAAGAGTGGATCAGGGCATTAAAAGAGCAGGGCTACAAAGTAATTATATGTTATAGCAGCATAGACGCTACACAGGAGTTGGAAAAATATTTGCAGGGGAAAAGAACAATTTTATATGATCCGGATTTTGACCCTGCAATAAGGCAACAAAAAGACAGAGCGAAAGAGAGGCAGGAGGACAGATGAAAACTATTGCAATCATCAATTTAAAAGGCGGTGTGTCAAAGACCACTACAGCGATCAACATGGCAACGCTGCTTGCAGGAAGGCATAGAAAGAGGGTTTTGTTGTTTGACAACGATCCGCAGGGAAATGCCAGTCAGTTTTTTAACTGTTATGAGGAGGGAAAAGAGACATGTGCGGCGGCAGAAATTTTGCGTAGAGAATCTTCCCCGATTCGCTGGGAAGGCCATGGGCTCCAGGTTATAAACGCCAATATTTCCCTTCTCGCAGCGGATAACGCACTTCGCGCAAGCGCGGAAAGGCAGGATAACCGGATAAAAGAGTATTTGCAGAGCATAGAAGATAAATTTGATTATTGCATTATAGACAATCCTCCTGCGCTGCTTATGTGTACAATTAATGCGCTATGCGCAGCGGATGAAGTTATAGTACCTGTCATGCTTGATAACTGGGCTATAGATGGAGTAGAAATGATAGCAGCGCAAATTGAGGGATTAAAATCATTAAATAAAAAATTAAAAATTGCTGGAATACTTCTCACAAATTACAGGAAAACAGATGAAAACGAAGTAGCAGAAAAGTGGCTGCGTGAACATTGCAGATACAGGGTATTTGAAACGAAGATCAGGAGGTCAGACAAGGTAACGGCGGCGACATATTATAAAGAGCCGCTGGAAAAGTATAGCCCACGTAGCGCAGCGGCGGTTACATATCGGAAATTTGTAAATGAGTATTTTCAGGAAAGCGGGGTGCAAAAATGATTGATAAAAGAATAGAGGAAATTGTATTGCAATACGACTATAACACACAATCACGCCAGTGTATTGAGGAAATGGCGGAACTTACACAGGCAATCAATAAATTCTGGCGAAAAGATTTGAAGTGCGGAAAGCATGAAATTAATTTTAAATGTGCTTGCTATAAATGCAGTGGGGAAAACTATGATAATTTGTGCGAGGAAATTGCAGACGTGCAAATTATGTTAGAGCAGATGAAAGAAATGCTGAATTGCGGATATGCGGTAGGAAAGATTATAGATGAAAAGTTGAAAAGGGAGATTAATAGAATAAAGGAAATACAGGTAGAAAAAGAGGAAATGTCAAGTGCTGAAGCAATAGAACGGCTGGGAAAATATAAAAGCTGGGCTGAAACAAATGAAATAAGTCAATATGATATAAAACTACATAACGCCTGCATAAAGGCATTACAAGAAAAAATCGAAAGAGAGGAAAAGGAAAGTGGCGTTTGATATTAAATCCATAATGAATGCAGTAACCGCAGGGGCAGCCACCGAAGAAATAGATAAATATTTTAAAGAAATCCAGTTGGACTATGAACAAATAGTAGTGACCGGACAGAACAAATACAGCATGGATGAAATAGAGGAATTGGCAGCAGGTATTGAAATGGCAGGCGGTTTACATGAGCCATTAATATTAGGCCGAATAAATGGTGAATACTGGCTTGCAAGCGGTCATAGGAGGTACGCCGCTATTAAAATGTTGGTGCAGGACGGAAAAGAAGAATTGCGGACAGTAGGATGCAGGTACAAGGACATGACAGAAACAGAATTCAGGCTGCATGTACTGATCGGAAATACTTTTAACCGTCACTATACGGATTATGACAAAATGATCGAAGCTGAAGAATGGAAAAACGCATTAAAAGCAGCACAAAAAGAAAAGCTTTTAATTTTAGAACGCGGCGAACGCGTTAGGGATTATGTAGCGCGTATCATGGGGACTTCGGCGGCAGTTGTAGGAGATTATAACCGTATTAATAAAAATGCAATGCCCGAAATCAAAGAGCAATTTAAAGAGGGTACCATTGGAGTTACAGCAGCGGCAGCAGCAAGTCAGTTGCCGGAAAGTAAGCAAAAGGAAATCGCAGAACAGGTGGCAGCAGGAAAAGACATAAAAGCACAGGAAATCCGCGATATGGTGGATGCGAAAAAAGCGGCAGTGGCAGCAGGTAGTAATAATAGAGAAAAGGAGGAAAAGGAAAAGCGAAGCATAACCGAACAGAAAAGAGAACAAATGTCAGATACCGACACAAATAAGGAGGAAAAAGAGAACGCGCGCCGCCTTCATGCGCTAAAAATGCTTGAAAAATATTATATATACATGAGTGATGAAGAAGTACATATTTTGGAAAATATACTTGAAGATTGCAAACGAAGAAAAAGGGAATATAGGTTAGATGATGTAGGCTCAACCAGCTAAATGGCAAATTATCTAAACTAGCTAGTTATGACCTTGGATCAATAACAAGTAGTAAATATACTCTAGAGTCATTGTTTAATGCATGTGCAAATAACCGTTATGTATCTAGCGGGACGATTGGTTATTCTGACTCTTTGTCATACAACAATAAAAATACAATTGTTTTAGCAGGTTGGTACACAATGGTTGGTTTGACCGAATCAGGCATAGCTAAATATAATACATCTACCAAAAAGTGGGATAAAATGCCATAAATGGATTGCCTTTTTTAGTACCGAAAACTTTTCGTATATATTATTTGATAGGCAATTGGCGCATTATTTACTGCAGAATCCATTTCGACCCAAACAGTAAACTCTTTTGATGATGCACTTAAGGGAACAAATAAACCACCGTAGGGAACATATTGATGTCCCCATGCACTAGAAAAAATTGCAAACAATGGTGTGTATCCGTCTACATTTGGAACAGATAAAATTACTTGATTTGCACCAGACAAAAAGTTTTGATTTTTTGATGTTAGTCTAAATGTAAATTGGGAAGCTAAATTGCCATTTAGCTTAATGAAGAAGGAGGAAAATAGGATTTATGATAGAAAACGAATACAGGCACAATAAAGCCTTTAGGGATTATGTAGATACATATCGGAGCGAAAAGGGAATAACCCTAGATGAAGCCATGCATCAGGAGGAAATCAAACGGGCATGTCTGCATTATACGGATGTGTGAGCGTAAGCCATGGATGCAAAAAGAGTACTTAAATATCCGGGGAGCAAATGGAATATAGCAAAAGAGCTTGTCAGGCTGATACCGGAGCATCACAGCTACTTAGAGCCCTATTTTGGCAGCGGGGCCGTCCTGTTTAACAAGCGTCCCTCCGCCATAGAGACAATCAATGACCTGGATTCTGATGTCACCAACCTCTTTTCCTGTATACAGCAGGATTCCCAAAGGCTGGCCAGACTAGTTATGACAACGCCTTTTTCCCGGGAAGTGTACGAGAGCCAGTTTAGGGGAGAGCCGGAGGAAATATATGCAAGTAAATTTCAGCGGGCAGCAGGCTTTTTGGTTAAATGCTGGCAGGGACACGGGTTTAGGACTAACGGCTATATGGTCGGTTGGAAAAATGATGTGGTGGGAAGGGAGAAGGCTTACGCCCTTTGGGACTGGTACCGCCTCCCGGAGTGGATCTTAGAAATAGCAGAACGGCTGCGCCATGTACAGATAGAAAACAGGCCGGCGCTGGAAGTAATAAAGCGCTTTGATTATCCAAATGTGTTTATGTATCTTGACCCTGCGTACCTGCTGGGTACCAGGACAGGAAAGCAATACAAATACGAAATGTCGGATGCGGATCATGAAGAACTGCTGAAGATGGCGCTGGAACTTAAAGCTAAAGTGATGATCTCCGGCTATGAGTCGGATATGTACAACAATTATCTGTCCGGATGGCATAAAAAGTCTTTTAAGAGCTGCGCGGAGCAGGGAAAGCCAAGGGTAGAAGTTGTGTGGATGAATTATGAGAGCAGTGTGCAGATGTCGCTTGATGATTTTATTTTAAATACAGGGGGATGCAATGATAAATGGTGAACTTATAGTTGATAATTTTGCAGGCGGCGGAGGTGCAAGCACGGGAATAGAGCTTGCCACAGGCTGCAGTGTGGATATAGCGGTCAACCACGATCCGGAAGCTGTCCGCATGCATAAAACGAACCATCCGTCCACACGGCATTACTGCGAAAGTGTCTGGGATGTAGATCCTGTGGAAGCCTGTAAAGGGCATCCGGTTGCGCTGGCCTGGTTCTCACCGGACTGCAAGCACTTTTCCAAGGCAAAAGGCGGAAAGCCAAAGGATAAGAATATCCGCGGCCTTGCATGGGTGGCGCTGCGCTGGGCGGGGAGGGTCAGGCCAAGAGTGATTATGCTGGAAAACGTGGAAGAATTTAAGACCTGGGGGCCCCTGAACCGGAGCCACAGGCCGATTAAGGCAAAGCAGGGCGTGACATATAAAAAATTTATTGTCCAATTGGAAAATTTGGGCTATACGGTGGAAAGCAGGGAAATTTCGGCAGCGGATTACGGAGCGCCTACTATCAGGAAAAGATTCTTTTTAATCGCCAGGTGTGACGGGAAATCTATTGTATGGCCGGAACCTACACACGGGCCTGCAGGAAGCCCGGAAGTGGAAGCGGGCATTAAGAAGCCATACGCCGGCGCATGCACGCAGATAGATTTTTCACTTCCCTGCCCGTCTATCTTTGATACGGCAAAGGAAATCAAAGAAAAATACGGGATACGTGCAGTCAGGCCGTTAGCGCCAAAAACCATGGAACGGATTGCGAGGGGATTGAAAAAATTTGTGCTGGATAATGCAGAGCCTTTTATTATTCAGGTAAATCACAGCGGCAGCAGCCATGACTATTGCAGCAGCATGAATGAACCGCTTAGGGCAGTAACATCAAAACACGGATTCGGGATAGTCGAGCCTTTTATAGTCCAGATTGGACAGACCGGATTTGCAGGAGACCGGAGCAAAGACATGCAGGTCACAGAGCCGATTTTGACGGTTGACAGCTCTAACCGGTACGGCCTGGTAGCATCATTTCTGCACAAATATTATGACGGTGGGTATAAAGGAGACGGCAGCAGTCTGGAGGCTCCGCTTCACACCGTAACGGCACGGGACCACAACAGCCTGTATGCGGCTGCCCTCATCCAGATGAACAACCATTGTGATGGGAAGAATATAAAGCAGCCACTGCCAACCATTACGGCGGGGGATGGGCATTTTGGGGAAGTGAGGGCATTTTTAATCAAGTATTACGGGCAGGGTACCGGTCAGGATATTAAACAACCGCTGGATACCATACCAACACACGATCGGTTTGGACTTGTGACGATAGCGGGAGTGGATTATCAGATAGCCGACATAGGCCTGAGGATGCTGGAACCCAGAGAACTGTACGGATGCCAGGGTTTCCCGGAAGATTACATAATTGACCATGATTATACAGGAAAACATTACCCAAGGGCGGAACAGGTGAAAAGATGCGGTAATGCGGTGTGCCCTCCAATATCGGCAGCGCTTGTGAGGGCAAACCTTCCGGAAATTTGTGTGGCAGACAGGGCGCCGAATATGAGGATAACAGAGGGAGATAATGGGCAGTTGAAATTTGCTTAAATCGGGATTTAGCGGAGGTGGGAAATGGCAAAGACTGCTTGTAGAGCAAAGAAAGAGGGGAAGGTCCCGACAAGGGGTAAGACAACTATAGAGTGGTATAAAAAGGGAGTCCCGCAATATTATTGCTATGGTTACATAGATAAAATGACCGATGAATTACTTGAAGTGTGCCAAAATTGCGTTGATTATGTGGGCCATGCGCAGGAAGAACTGGAGAAGTGGAACAAGCACAGAAAGTTTTCAGGTAAGTAAGGAGTTCCCGGAAGAAGTTAAACTTTAGGGTAGTAAAGAGTTCCCGGAATGGATTTAAGCCTTAATGGGGGTAAAAGATGGTCATAAAGGATGTAAAAAAAAGAATCGAAGAGCTGGAAAATATATATGACAATATGATTAAAATACAGGAATATTGCCTGAGAAATGAGGATGCGAAAGAATATATCCAAAAGATAGAAGAAGCAGCACACTTAAATAATACTCTTCGCAATCTTGCATCTGGTACGGCAAGGTATATAAGAGCTGAAATACTTAGGTTGCAAGATATTATCAATAATGCTGTGGTAAAGATTAATTAAGCTTTAGTGGAGGTGGAGTATGTCAGGTTATAAGCCAAAAGTAATTGAAGGAAAGATAAGTGGTACTGGATGGCCAATAGATGGGCATAACTTGATGTTATCACTATGGGATTATGATAACTACGAAAGTTGGCATTTAAATTACTGGAAGAAAGAAGATGATCCGGCAGTGATGGAGACTATGTTTATCACAGAGACAAAAGCAGGGTTATGTCTGTATGATACGCTAACAGAATTTGCAGAACATTGGGAGGAATGGGAACCGGAAGGAATCTTCTGCATTCCGCTAGATAAGGTTGAAATAGTGAAGGTTTTACAGGAAGAAGTGAAAGGCGAGTGAATTAAACTTTAGTGGAGGTGAAGAATGAGATCAACATGTGAAATAATTGCAGATGTAAAGGATGGAAAAAAGGTTTCTTATGAAGAACTAAGGATGGCGTGTATGGTTCAGTCATTCTTACTCTTTCAGTATCAAAATGATGTAAAAAATCTGATAAAAGGAGGAATAGTAGCAGAGCTGACTTTGCAAGGGAAATATTCAGACATTAAAACCTCGTCCAAAGAAAGTGGGATATCGTCTGATTACTGGAATGGAATTAAGGCAGATCCGGTAAAGTATTTAGGGCCTGCACATATTCCGGGAACGCAAGAATATGAAAAAAGGTATGCTATATCTAAACGGATCTATGAAAAAGTAATGAAAGATATAGAAAAATAGACATTTTAAACTTTAGTGAAATAAATAGGAGGGAAAACCGAAAAATGAGAAAATATGAATTTACAGGAGAGTCAAAAAAAGTAGGTATTTTTGGTGATATTACGGTCAGAAGAATAAGGGCAACTGTATCTTTTGGGATAGTAAAGAACGGTGAATTAGGAGGATGGATAGAAAAAGAAGAAAATCTTTCAGAGGAAAATAATGCCTGGGTCTACGGTAATGCCAAGGTCTGCGGTAATGCCAAGGTCTACGGTGATGCCAAGGTCTGCGGTGATGCCGAGGTCTGCGGTGATGCTGAGGTCTACGGTGATGCCGAGGTCTACGGTGATGCCAAGGTCTACGGTAATGCCAAGGTCTGCGGTAATGCCAAGGTCTGCGGTGATGCCGAGGTCTACGGTAATGCCGAGGTCTACGGTAATGCCAAGGTCTGCGGTGATGCCAAGGTCTGCGGTAATGCCTGGGTCTACGGTGATGCCAAGGTCTGCGGTGATGCCGAGGTCTACGGTGATGCCGAGGTCTACGGTGATGCCAAGGTCTGCGGTGATGCCAAGGTCTGCGGTGATGCCAAGGTCTACGGTAATGCCGAGGTCTACGGTAATGCCGAGGTCTACGGTGCAAGCCATCTGCTTGTGATCGGACCTATAGGAAGTCGGAATAGCTTTACGACATTTTTTAGAGACAAAGATAAAGAAATTACAGTCAGGTGCGGATGTTTTCAAGGTAAGTTTGACAAATTTATTGAAAAGGTGCAGGAAACCCACGGTGACAGCAGATACGCAATGGTCTACAGGGTAGCAGCGGAAGTCGCCAAAGTACATATTGATTTGGATTAAACTTTAGTGGAGGGTAGGAAGATGAAAAGATTGACAGAGCGTGATGAATTTGGAAATGCTGATATTATCGGTGTTGATAGTATGGTAATCATAATGGGGCGATATGCGATATTGTTCTTGAGAAATTGCGTAAGACGGATGCAGATATTGTTATGAATATTAAAGATTTTTGTGAGGCGTGTGATAATATTGAATCTGAGTTATTTATAAATGGAAAGTCTGTGTGCTGTCATGAAAATTTATATCCTTATGATGTTTTAAAAGCGTTAGATGATTATGGGATTATAAATTTTAGACATAAGGAATGAGTTCCCGGAAGATTAAACTTTATGGAAGGGGGGAGAAAGGCAAGACAGAATGAATTACAGACAATGGAAAAAGAAGTATAAATTATTGCATGGATTAAACCCGCCTTTGCAGTTGGATAAGCGCAGACAACGCAGGATTGCAAAAAAAGAAATCAAGACTGTAAGCCACGTGGACTTTGCTACAGCGGTAGCAAGGGTATCAGAGGTAATTATAAATGCTTTTGCATCAGTTGTGCGCGAAGTGGGCAGGAACTTTGATTTAGCAGGGACAATGTGCAGGAATGTAGCAGAAAATATACAACCATTAGAAGTTAAGGGGCGTATACCAAGCTGGAAAGTGAGGGAATACGGAAGCAGTCATTATGCAGTCTATGAGATAAACGCGTTGGGCGGTGCTGATGAAATTAGAGCAATTACATACAGCCGACAGTCAGCGGGAAAAATAGCAGAAATTATGGAAGACGATTATATAGAGTACATAAGGCGCACAAGCCCGGGAAGAATAAAATGCCATAATAACATAGCAGAAAACCTGCGGGTAGCAGTCATTACGGCATATGAAAGTGGGGTGATTAAGGGAATTTAGACAGCACAAGCATCCGGCAGCAGGCATATAAAGAAAAACCATGCAATAACAGACCTGAAACAATAAAACAGGCGGTACACCACCGACCAAAGTAGCTGTACCGCCTTCTGCGCTTAAGGATATTGTAACACGTAAGTAATCCTTAAGCAATAGAAATATGGAGGGTTACGGTATGTGTATGACAAAAAATGAGTTAATCAATGATGTGGCAGCAGGCCTTGTAATGACATTGAGCGCGGATCATCTTGAATTAGTAAAAGCTACATTTCTTGTGAAAATGCAGGGGTACGATATCCATGAGGTAAATACACTTCCGTCTACGGAGGTAAAGAACAATGATTTTATCCTAAAGCGATTTACGGTTGATATGCTGGCAAAGGGGCTAAAAGAAAGCAGCATTAAAACCTATATGAATAATATCAGGCCGTTTTTTGATTATACTAAGTTAAATTACGCAGAGGTAACGCCACAGCATATAATTGATTACCTGGCAATAAAAAAGGTGGCGCCAAATGTCCACAACAAAAAGAATTCTCAATCCTATATAGTTACCATATGCAGGACAATGTTTGTATTTTGGGGGTGGGCGTACCGCAAACACCATATAGAGCAGGACATTATGCGGGATGTTGACCGGGTGAGAAGTAAACAGAAGAAAAAGGAACGTATCACACCGGAAGAAATAGAGGCATGCAGGGAATGTACTCAGGAAGAAAGCGAAAAGGCGCTTCTGGAGTTAATGCTTTCCACCGGATTAAGAGTAGGGGAAATAGCGGCTCTTAAGATTGAGGATATAGACTTTAATACCAAGAAAGTACATATAAATGAGGGAAAAAGCGACAGCGCGGAGCGGGATGTATACCTTACTATCCGGGCGAGAAATGCAATTATGAAATATGTCAAAAATAGGACTTCAGGGTATGTGTTCCGGCCAAAACGGAAGATCCTAAATGATGAAATACCAATCGGAAAGGGAACAATCGAAGCATGGGCAAAGAAAATCGGTGAAAGAGCAGGAGTACATTGCAAAACAACCGTACACGTTTACCGCAAAACTTTTGCGTCTGAAAAATACCGTCAAACGAAGGATGTAAAGCTTGTGTCCATCCTGCTTGGACATGCTTCAACGGCAATTACGGAAAAGTATTATCTAATTGATGATATGAAAGATATTGAATACCAAGCGTTATATGCAATTTAAAAATACGAAAAGGAGACATAAAATGGGGAAAATACAGGTTGTAACCACAATAGCATTTGAAGAAAACGGGGTAATTACATCAGAAACAAAGCAAGAGGCAGCAGGCGTTATAAACATTATGAATAATGGGAGCAATGAGGCAGAAAGTGACACAACATACTTAGCTGATAATGAAGAAGTAACGGAAGAAGAAGCAGAAAGGTATGCAGTCGCATCAGATCTTGCCAATGTATGCGAATACCTAGAAGAGAGTGAAGTAATAAAGATACGATTGATTATAAATAAAGCGGAAAAAAGAAAGAGTATAGTGGAAAAAGAATAATCCGGGGAAATTTTATAAGAGGGTGTGAAAAGTATGGGAATGATTGAAATAGCAGTAATATGCATTATTATCTTTGTATACGTAGAATTGGCTGTATTTTTCGGATATTATATGTATCTTCTTACAAGCAAAGGAGGCGAAGAAAACCCGGACAAGAAACAGGTAAAAAGGTACAGCATAATAGCGGGGGTAGCTTTTCCCATTACCTTTGCAATTATTATGGCAAATAAGGCAGCAGAAAGGAGGTAGGAAATTGTAATAATAAGCCGGAATGGCACAAAAAAATAAAGAAAAACAAATTGCAATAATATTTATCCTATGCTAAAATAAAACAGAAATAAGACAAATCACAATAAAGATAGAGTATATTATAGACACATAACACACAAAGATACGGACACCAACGACAGAATTATTTATTTGCTGTTGTTGGTGTCTTTTTTTATTTGCCTTCACAGTGATTCCTTTAAGCAAGGTACTTGTCTCACTGTATGAAAATAAGACTATATGACACCGGATGAACTGGATAAGTGGATCGGCAGACTGATCGCAGAGGATAAGCTTTACAAATTTTATAAGTGCAAAGAATGGCGGCAACTATCCGAAGCCGTCATGAAGGAAAATAATTATGAGTGTCAACATTGTAAGGCACGGGGATTTCACAAAGCAGCACGAAGCGTCCATCATGTTCAGTGGGTGAGGCGGCATCCGCGATTAGCATTATCAAGGACGTATGAGTACAAAGGCGTAACTTATAAAAACTTAATCCCATTATGTGAAGACTGCCATAATAAGGAACATGATAAAAGCAGATGGATGATAAAGCGTGAGAAAAAAGGTTTTGTGAATGAAGAACGCTGGTAAAGGATCCCCCCGCCCAAAAAGTTTTGGATTTTAAATTCCGGGCGGGAATCGGGGCAAGGGCTCGACTCTCCACAAATCCGCGCGCACGTAAGGGGGTGGTATACATAGCCAAAAAAGCAGATAACAGAAACGGGGATGTAAAGAGGATCACCCGTACAAAAAAGTATAAAGAAATAGAAAATGATTTGCGGCAGCAGCTGGAAATGAATGGGACATTCGGGAAACAGTTTGATGATATGATAGACGATTACATGGCCATGTATGTTACAAAAAACCTGCTCATTGAAGATATCCAAAAGCGCGGAACTATCGTGACATACAACAATGGGGGCGGCCAGTCAGGCATGAAGAAAAACGAATCCGTAGATATGTTTAACAAGACAAACGCGCAAATGCTAAAGCTGCTCGCGGAGTTAGGGTTAAAAGCCAACGCTACGTTAGGCGGTGGAGATATTGAGGACGAATTATAGGGGTATTCCGGAGATATATGACTATATTTACATGGTCGAAAACGGGGGAAAAAACGGGCTGAAAAAAGTCTGTTTATGGCAGAAAAAGCTGGTTAAATTCGTAAAAAAAATATTGAACAGCGAGGATTTAACCATAAACACAGAGCAGCTTTACGACTACATGAAGCTGGAAAAGTATTTTGATTTTGAGCTGTACCCGTGGGAAAAGTTTGTTTTTACTCTGCACTGCTGCGTATACCGGAAAGACGGATTGCCGCGGTTTCCCGATTTACTTATTTTTGTAGGACGGGGCGCAGGAAAAAACGGCTATTTAGCATTTGAGGATTTTGCGCTGATAAGCCAGTACAACGGAATACCAAACTATGACATAGATATTTGCGCTACAGCTGAAGAACAGGCAAAAACTACATTTGATGATATATACAATGTGCTGGAAAAAAACCGGAAAAAGCTGGTTAAATTTTTCCGCTGGACAAAAACAGAAATACTGTGCATAAAAACGCGGTCAAAGATCAAATACCGGACTAATAATGCCAAATCAAAAGACGGCCTGCGGTCAGGGAAGGTGGATTTTGACGAAGTACACGCATATGAAAGCTATGACAATATAAAGGTATTTACTACTGCGCTGGGGAAAAAGCCACATCCGCGTATGACATATACGACAACTAATGGTGATGTGTGTGACGGCGTATTAGATGATCTGATTGAAAAATCAAAGCGCATTTTAGATTTTGAGATTGAGGACAACGGGCTTCTTCCTTTTATGTGTATGCTTGATGATCCTAAGGAAGTACACAAAGAAGAAAACTGGCATAAGGCAAACCCAAGTCTGCAATATATGCCTAACCTTTTAGAAGAAACGCGGAAAGAATACAGGGAGTGGAGAGAGAACAGATCTTCTGCTTCGGATTTTATGACAAAAAGAATGAATATCCGGCAGGGAAACAGTGAGGTAGAGCTGACAACATGGGAAAATATCCTGATAACCAGGCAGGAAGTAGAGCCGCCAATTCTCCGGGAAACCGCAGTTATCGGCCTGGACTACACAAAAATAAATGATTTTGCGGCAGCAGGTGTGCTGACAAAGAGGGGGGCAAAGTTTGTATTTAAACAGCATACATGGATATGTGCTAACAGTGCAGATCTTCCACGTATAAGATTCCCGTACATGGAGGCAGTGGCAGCAGGTGATGCGGAAATCATAGATGCACCGGAAATACCTCCGGAGCTGATTGCAGACTGGGTGGCGGTACAAATGTCTTTTTACAACATAACCATGCTGGCATTAGATGATTACCGCTACGCCTTAATGAAGGCAGCGTTAGTGCGCGTAGGCTTTACCTATGAAAACAAAAATATTAAGCTGGTACGTCCTTCTGACAAGATCAAGATTGAGCCGATAATAGACAGCGGATTCCGCAACCACAACATTGTATATGGGGACTGTCCAATTATGCGCTGGTACACCAACAATACAAAAAAAGTGAAATCAAAGAAATATGGAAATTATGAGTATCAGAAAATTGAGGCAAAGAGCCGGAAAACTGATGGTTTTTTTGCTTTTGTCGCCGCCATGACACAGCATGAATTAATTCCGGAGCAGCAGGGAACCGGGGATGTGCTGCCACTGTTTACATTTTAAGGATGGAGGGTAAAGAAATTGGGAATAAACGAATATTTCCTGAAAGCCTTTGGAAAACAGTCCACAATCAGTATAAAAACACAAATAGAAGAAGAATTTACGGAGGTTTTTTTTAAAGAGCTGGCAACGGCATGCGCTATAAATATGATTGCAAATACAATCGGGAAGTGCGAGATCAGAACTTTTGTAAATGGAGTACCGGAACGGCGCGAAGAATATTATTTATGGAATTATGAGCCGAACCCTAACGAAAACAGCAGCGACTTTATGCAGCATTTTATATCAAATTTATGCTATGACAATGAGGCGTTGATCATAGAGTTAGACGGGCATCTATATGTTGCGGACAGTTTCAGCCGCCGAAAATATTCTTTCTATGAGGATATTTTTTCCAATATTGTGATCGGCGATTTAACGCTTCAAAAGCCGTACAGATCCGGAGAAGTGATCTATATGCAGTTAAACAATATAGATGCAAGGCAAAGGTTGGAAGGAGCCTATACAAGCTACGGAAAGACCGTTGCAAAGGCGGTTAGAAATATGCTGCGTCAGGGTGCACAGAAAGGCATTTTGAACATAGATGCGCAGACATCACAGCAGAAGGATTTTACAGAAAAACTGAAAGAGATAATGGACGACCGTTTTAAGCCGTTTTACGAAGCCGGAAACGCCGTTTTACCATTGACAAACGGTTATTCATACACGGATGTGACCAAACAGGGGACGGCGTCAACACCAGCGGACATAAATGAAAGGATCAATTATGAGTTTGAAATAGCAGGGCGTACATGGCGTATACCTAAGGCTCTGATACTTGGGGATGTTTTGGAGGTTGAGAAGATTACAAAGAATTTTCTGACCTTTGCCATTGATCCGGTAACGGAAAAATTCGGGAAGGAAGCAACGCGCAAGCGGTATGGCACAAAAGAATTCCGCAAAGGAAATTACATTGACGTAAATACAAACTGTATTCAGCATATAGATATTTTCGAGCAGGCGACAAACAGCGATAAGCTGCTTTCCAGTGGATTGTACTGTATTGACGAACTGCGGATAAAGCTGGGCGACACAGCGATCAATAAAGACTGGTCGAAAAAACACTATATAACCAAAAATTACGCCGAAGCGGGAAAAATGGCGCATTTAGGCGATACGGAAGGGGGTGGGACGGAATGAAACAGCAGAAAGCGCACTATTGCTTCAGGCAGGAGGCCGGATCAGATGTTCATAAATTATATATTTATGATGATGTGTCAGAATACGGCACATTTGACTGGTGGACGTGGGAATATACCGAAAGCGAAACAAGTGCTGAATTTTTTAGGAAAGCGCTGGCAGAGATACCCGAAAACGCAACCATTGAATTACATATTAACTCAAATGGAGGATCGGTTAAAGAAGGGGTTGCAATCTATAACCAGCTTAAACAGAAAAAATGTAAGGAGATCGTGGCATATGTTGACGGCTTCGCATATTCGATCGCATCCATCATCATGCAGGCAGCGGATCGCCGTATCATGGGGCTGGGGACAAGCCTTTTAATCCATAATATGTGGTTATCAGTGGCGGGGAACGCAAAAGAATTGCGGAAGGCCGCAGATGATCTGGATGTACTAATGGAGAGCAACAGGCAGATTTACCTGGAGCGTGTAAATATATCAGAAGATGAGCTGATTGAAATGCTGGACAGCGAAACCTATCTGACGCCGGAAAAGGCTGTAGAAATGGGATTTGCAGATGAAGTGGGTAAAGCGGAAGCATCTATCCCCGATTTGACACAGCAGTTACAGGAGCAGATTGTACAAATGCGCCGGGAAATGACAGCACAGAAAGCCTTTAGGGAAGATCTAAAACAATTCTGCATCCGGCAGCAGGGAGAAAGGGACACAGATAGCAGCAATAGCGACAGTGTAGACGAAGCAGGGCCAGACAATACCGGAGAAGGTGTAGGAGATAGCACACAAGACACAGACAGTGAAAGCAATGATAAAAATCAGAAAGCAGAAAAACAATTTAAACTTGCGGCGCTGTTAGGTCAGGCAGCCGCACAATATTTAAAAGAAAGGTAAAAGGAAATGAGAAGCAAAGATTTATATGAACTGACACGTGAAGAATTAAAACAGAAATTTAACAATGCTTTAGAAAGCGGAGACACAGCGCAGATAGCACAGGCATTTGCAGAAATGGCAGAAAATATCCAGCAGGAAGTGTTGGAACGCGCAAAGGATGCGGCAGCAGTGGAGCAGATGGATGCATCAGCGTTGGCAGCCAGGGGCCTGCGCCAGCTGACATCCGGCGAAAAGAAATATTATGAAGCGGTTATTAATGCCATGAAGTCAGACAGCCCGAAGCAGGCATTAGCCAATCTTGACGTTACTATGCCAAAAACGATTATTGAAGATGTGTTTGACAGCCTGAAAGCAGAGCACAGGCTGCTTGCCGCAATCGACTTTAATAATACAACCTATGTGACGGAATGGATTTTAAATAAAAATGGAAAACAAAAGGCTGTATGGGGTGAGATTACAGCAGAAATCGAGAAAGAGCTTTCCGGCGATTTTGAAAAAATGGATATGGTTATGTACATACTGACCGCATTTATGCCGGTTGCTAAATCTATGCTGGATTTAGGCCCTGAATGGATTGACAGCTATGTAAGGCAGGTTTTGCAGGATGCTTTGTATGTCGGGCTGGAAGAAGGGATCGTATGCGGTACGGGGGTAAAAATGCCGATCGGCATGACAAAAGATATTGAAGCAGCACACGCGGACGGTGAAGCATATCCGGATAAGACCGCAATCAAAGTCCTGGTATTTACGCCGGAAGTGTACGGCGGGCTTATCAGCAAACTGGCAGTAAGCAGGAACGGCAGGCCCCGTACAGTGGGTGAAGTAATTATGATCGTAAATTCTGTTGATTATTTCCAGCGTGTTTTCCCTGCGACAACGATCCAGCGTCCAGACGGCACATATGCAAATAATGTGCTGCCCTACCCCACAGAGGTTATACAGTCCGAAGAAGTGCCAAGCGGGAAGGCCGTACTGGGAATTGCAAAGCAGTACTTTATGGGAATAGGCGCGGGAAAAGACGGCGTGATTGAGTATGACGACAGCTATAAATTTTTGCAGCGTGAAAGGGTGTACGCTGGGCACCTTTACGGAAACGGCAAGCCAAAGGACAATAACAGTTTTCTTGTGCTTGATATCAGCGAGTTGCAGCCTGCCGCATATATGGTATATACAGAGGCAGCAGGACCGGCAATTAGTACGGCAGCATATACAGCAGAGGGAATCGCCGCATATGCTGGGGAGCCGGAAATTGTCGAAAAGGAAGTTGAAAAAAAGACTTGGGCGGAAGATGAATTAAAAAATATGACGGTACAGCAGATTGAAGGACTGGCAGCATACATGAAGTATACAATTGAGGGCAGCAATAAAACGGAAAAGATTGCTTCCTTCATTGCGGCACAGACCGGAGCCGGAAACTAAAAAGAATACAGGCGGCGGGAGCATAAATCCTGCCGCCCATTATACCAGAGGCGGTGTATATGGCAGAAAAAGTGGAAAAGACAGCAGATGAAATATTGCTGGAAGATATTTTAAATGAGCTGGATATAACTTTTGCGGATGAAGGGATAAAAAAGAAAATAAAGGATATCATGCAGCAGGGCCGGGGGAGGCTGGAAGAATTAAAAGGCGGGGAGATTGATTTTGCAAAAGAAATGACAGCACGGACGCTTCTTTTCTCATTCTGCCGATATGGACGCTCAAATGCCATAGAACAATTTGAGCATGACTTTTCTTCCCAACTGACCTTTTTTGCCCTGAATGCGGCAGTATCTAATATGCCAAAAGGTGAGGCGGCAGATGAAAGCAAAGTTTGAAGAATTTAATGATGGGATTCTGGATGTTTACAATGTAAATAACGAAGATAAGCTTGAAAAAGCGAAATCAGGCCTGCGGTTTGGAAATAAAAACGTTGGGATCACAAGGCATTATGCGGCGCGGGCGGCAGATACCCGTGTAGATCGTGTTATACATATTTTACAGCAGCAGGATATTTATCCACACCAGGTTGCAGTAATTGCAGGTGAACAGTATGACATTGATAAAACGGATCATTTAAAAAATACTTTGCCGCCTGTTACAAAGTTGTCGCTGATTAAATTTGAAAAACACAGGGAAAGAGAATTTGCATGAAAGTAAATGCATCAAAGGCAATACCGCCTGAACAGTTAGGGCTTGCGCTTGCCGAAGTACTGACCGACTGGGCGGACAATCAGGAAAAAGAATTTGTAAAAGTAATTGATGAAGCGGCAGAGGCCTGCGACAAAGAAATAAAGCAGCATTTAGATAAAGGCCACGGGTTACGGACGGGAAACTACAGAGATCATTTTGAAGTTGGCGGCGGCTGGGAAGGACGGCACCACTATAGCCGGGAATGGCATGTAAGCGGCGGAGAATACAGGCTTACCCATCTGCTTGAAAACGGACATGCCATACGGGATGGTACAGGAAGGAAAGTTGCGGATTCCCCGGCAATCAAACACATAAAGTATGGGCGTAAGATTGCGGAGCAGGTGCTTGATGAACGTTTAAAGGGATTATGAGGTGGTTAAATGGATATACGGGCATACATAGAGGAAAAGACAGGACTTCCAACGGCAGAAGTAGCCTTCCCGAATGAACAGAAGTTACCGTATGTCATTATCCTTGATAATACGGGCGAAGATGGGGACGACTACCACGCGCAGCTGTTATCCCACGAACTTGCAGTAGAATTTTATGCACAGCGGATTGATCCCCGCAATGAAAAAAAGCTGGAAGATATATTTAAAAAGCAAAAGTGGAAGGTAAAAAAGGCTAGGACATGGATCAAAAGCGAAGGAATGTTTGAAACAATTTATGAAACAAATTTTATAGAAAAGAGGTAAAGGCATGGGAAACAAAAAGGGAACAAAGGAAAAAGTTACGCTGGGCAGCGGAATGCTGTATATGGCAGAGTTTACAGGAAATTTTGCAAAGGATTTTGCGGACATTTTACAGGAACTTATGAGGCCGGAAAATCATGCAGGATGGATCAAGGGCGGTGCAAGCATTGAGTATAAGCCTACAATGACCAAAGAAAAGGACGATTTGGGGCATGTTGTAAAAGAGGTTTTAACAGAAGAAGAAGCAACACTTAAATCAGGATTGTTTACATGGAACGGGATTACTTTATCAAAGCTGACTTCAACAGCGGAAATTACAGAAGAAGAAAAAAACGGCAAGAGATACCGCAGATTAAAAATAGGGGGTGCATCAAATGATGATGGAAAGCAGTATGCGATTTTGTTTGTGCACGAGGATCCGATAGAGGGCAATTGTTATCTTCTGGTAGTTGGAAGGAATTCCGCAGGATTTACTATCACGTTTGCAGCAGATTCCGCAACTGTTATTGACGCGGAATTTACCTGCAAGCCTCATGACGATCGCGGCACATTAATTGAGTTTGTGGAAGAAATTGACGAAGAATATCAACAGACATATACAGAAGAAGAACTAAATGCCCTGACTGTAGCACAGATTGAAACAATTGCAAAAGCAAAGGGCTATACTCTGACAGGAACCGACAAAGCATCAAAGATTGCTTCCTTCATGAACGCGCAGACGGCAGCAGGTAATGGAGGCAGCCAGGACGGCACAGAATAGCAGCAAAACGAAAGGGAAATTAAAATATGAATTTTAAGATTAATTTTCAGAAAGCCAAAAGAAATTATATGGTTTTAACCTTTGATGATGAACGCGAAAAGGACGGAAAAATCGAAGAATACGAAAGAAAAATATACGTGGGTATGCCTAAAAAGCGTATTTTTACAGCTTTAATGGATATACAGGAGGTTGTAAACAAACGGAACGAAGCAGAATCGGAAAGGGAGAAAAACGAAGCAGACAGGGAAACAATAGATGAATTGTACGAACTGACAGCGCAAATTCTGTCCAACAATCTGAAAGGTGAGAAAATAACAGTGGATTGGGTGGATGATCAGTTTACGATAGAGGAAATAAAAGAATTTCTTACGCAGTATGCCAAATTTACGAAAGGCGAAGCATCAAACCCAAACTAGATATGCCCTTCTATCCAACGGAGGAAACGGGATTTTATGACATGCCGACATACTGGGAACATTTAGTGCATGAATATACAGGGCTAAATGTAAATGAAATAGAAGAACTGGAATATATAGATTATCTGCAGTATAGGCGGGATGCATTTATTCATGAGATGAACAAAACAGAAGAAGGGCGGGAATATTTGGAAAATGCGCTGATGCTGACACAGACAGAGCCAGACAGGGAAGGATTGCGGAGAATTTCAGGAGGCAGGGAAAGGCGGCAATGTCAAAGGGATTAAAAGGGATAACCGTAAAGATTGACGGTGATACAAAACCTCTGAATAAAGCATTAGAAAAAACGAATGCTGAATCAAAAAGCTTAACTAACGAATTAAAAGGCATAAATACACTTTTAAAATTTGATCCGAAAAATACGGAACTTCTTGCGCAAAAGCAAACAGTTTTAAGGCAGGCGATTAAGCAGACGGAGGATAAACTAAAAACCCTGATGCTGGCCCAACAGCAGATGGCAGCAGAGGGAAAAAATTCAGATAATAGTGCCGAATACCGTGATTTACAGCGTGAGATTGTGGCGACACAGAATAAGCTTGCGGGATATAATACGCAACTTAAGAATACGGAAATACAGCAAAAGCAGGCAGCAAAAGAAGCAGAAACGCTGGGACAAAAAATATATAAGATGGCAAGCCATATTCCTGTAGTGAATAAGCTTGCGGAAGGTTTCGTAAAAGCAAAGCAGAAAATTACAGAAACCGTGAAAGAAAGCGAAGCCGTAAAGAAAATCGGAGTAGCGGTCGAAGGGGCAAAGAAAAAAGTCGAAGCCTTTAAAGAAGCACATCCGGCAGTAAAAAAAGTTGCTGATGCCTTTCACAGTGCAAAGGAAAAAGCGGGGGAACTGGCAAAACATTTACCAGGTGTTTCAGAAGCATTAAAGGCAACGGGAAAGACGGCAGGAGCAGCAGCGACAGGAATTTTAAAAGTAGGGGCAGCAGCAGCGGGTGCACTGGCAGCAGGAATTGGATTAACAATTAAGCTTGCAGACGAAGCAAAAGGTGCATTAAATGATTTTTCAGCTTCTACAGGGATAACAGGTGATAACCTGAAAGAATTTGGAGGCGTGATGAAGGAGATATACGCCGACAATTTCGGGGAAAACATGCAGGATGTCGCTGAAAGCATGGCACTTGTACAGAAAAATTCACGGATGATTGATCCGGCAGAAACAAAGAAGGTAACAGAATACGCGCTTGCTTTGCGTGATACTTTCGGATATGACATACAGGAGCAAATGCGCGCTGCGAATATGCTGATGGATCAATTTGGGATCACCAGTGATGAAGCGTTCAACCTGATCGCACAGGGGGCACAGGACGGGTGGTTGGATAAGAACGGCGACATGCTGGACAGCATAAATGAATATTCCGTACATTTCAAGCAACTTGGGCTTGATGCAGAAAGTATGTTCAATTCGCTTGCAAACGGAGCATATTCGGGCGCATTCTCCGTGGACAAGTGCGGAGATGCAATAAAAGAGTTTGGAATACGGGTTAAAGACGGGACGGCAGATGATGCCTTTAAGGAATTAGGCCTAAGTGTAGACGAAACAAAAAGGGCCTTCAATGATGGGGGAGAAAGCGCCAAAAAAGCAATGCAGGAAGTTGCAGACGCGCTTTTTGCCATGCAGAATCCAGTAGAGCAAAACGTACTGGGCGTTCAGATGTTTGGAACAATGTGGGAGGATCTGGGCGCAGAAGGTATACAGGCGATAACAGACATAGCAGGTGAGTTTGATAAAACCTACGAAGCCATGCAGCAGATTAACGGCATTAAATATAACACCTTCGGTGAAGCAATGAAGGGCGTGGGGAGAATTTTACAGACCAGCTTTATTATGCCAATAGGAGAAGCAGCGCTTCCTGCGTTTACGGATTTTGCCAATGAACTGTCCAGAGGGGCCGCGCAGGCTGGAGACGATATGCAGAAAATGGGGGAAGCGGTAGAAAATGCCACAAATGTGCTGGTTGGCGAGTTGGATAGTGTGATCCAGCAAGTAATAAATACGATTATACCGCTCATTGCAGGGTTGGTAACTTCTGTGGCTACAAGTTTACCACAACTGTTACAAACACTACTGCCGCCATTGATAAACGGGTTTATCGGGCTGATAAAAGCAGTAACTGCAACATTTCCCACATTACTACCACAGATACTAAGCGCAGCGGTTACACTATTTGGCGGTCTGTTACAGGGCCTGAATGAGACAATTCCCCAAATAGTGGCCATACTGCCTACAATTATTCAGACACTTTCTCAAACACTCATAGACAGCTTGCCGCAGCTAATAATGATGGGGACATTAATCCTTGTCAATTTTATAGACGGCATTTCACAGACGATACCCCAACTTATTAATACAATTGTAGAATTAATACCGGTTATAGTGCAGGCAGTTACGCAGAGCTTACCACTTATAGTAAATGCAGGATTAAATCTGCTTTTGGCGCTTGTTTCCGGAATAGCGCAGGCGGTTCCCCAACTGATATCAATGCTGCCGCTTATCATAGACAATATTGTTTCGACAATTGTTACCCTACTGCCAAAGATTATTGAGATTGGAATACAGCTTTTAAATTCGCTTGTTTCCGGCATCATACAGGCAATACCACAATTAATAGCGGCATTACCGCAGGTTATCACATCAACAGTCAACACAATTATTGCAAACCTGCCTAAAATTATCCAGACAGGTATTGAGTTAATAGGCGCGATTATAGCCGGGATAATCCAGGCGATTCCGTCATTAGTAGCAGCTTTGCCACAGGTATTTGCAGCGATCATAAATGCCTTCAGGGGAATTAACTGGGCCGACTTAGGAAAAAACATCATAGACGGCGTGATACAGGGTGTGAAGAATGCAGCAGGGAACCTGATAAATGTATTTAAAGATATGGCAAAGCAGGCGCTTGACACGGTAAAAGACTTTTTTGATATAAACAGCCCGTCCGGACGTATGCGGGATGAGGTTGGAAAAATGATTCCTCCCGGCATGGCCGAAGGAGTGGAAGAAGCAATGCCAGCAGCGGGAGAAAGGATCAGGGCGGCAATGGCACGCGGTGTTCCCACGACAATAGACAGCTATATAAAATCCAGCAGCAACAGCCATGGGAATGAAAATGCTGGCACAGTGGAAACAGGAAATTTTGTACAGAATTTGACAATTAATAGTCCACGAGAGCTGACACCTTCGGAGACGGCAAGATTAAACAGAAATGTGATGCGTCAAACCATGTTAAGGCTAAGGATAACATAAGGAGATAGCATGAAAACTATAAGATGCGAGAACGACAAAGGACTTGCTGCTATATTTACATACGATCATGATGCAACAGAGTTTTTTCTTGTGGATCTTGAAGGCGTATATGAAATGAAAAATGTGGTACATACGTCAGACAATGCTACAACGGATGGCAGCAGCTACAGCGGTGAAAAGCTGGAAGAAAGGCACATTGTTATTACGGCAAACATCCGAAGAAATTACAGCGAAAACAGGGACTATTTAACACGCGTTTTTAAGAAAGGTACAGAGGGTACATTTTATCATACGGAGGATGGAAGGACACGAAAAATAAGGTACCGCGTACTGCATATAAATGTGGATGAAAAGGGCATTTTACGCCCTGCTGTTATAGAACTGAAATGCACAAATCCATACTTTACGGATAACGAAGCGACTCATATTGAGATGGCAAGCTGGGAAAGCGGATTTGAATTCCCCTGCGAGATACCGGAAGAAGGCATGGAATTTGGTATACGGTCAAAAGAGACTATCAAGGTTGTGGATAATAACAGCACGACTTCGATCGGAATCCGAATGACAATTATCGCAGAGGATATTGTTATAAATCCGTTAATTATGAATGTTACAACAGGTGAAACGCTTAAACTGCTTTGTACAATGGAACCGGACGATCAGATTATTATAACCACAGAGCAGGGTAATATTGATGTTGTCCTTTGCAGAGGCGGGGAAAGGATAGACTACAACTATACTGTAGACGAAGATAACGAAGGATATATACAGCTGGAAGATGGGAGGAATTATATAAGTTATACAGCAGATGAAGGCGGGGACTATATGAACGTTAATTTTGATTTTGAAAATTGTTATGTAATGCCATAAGAAAGAGAGAAGATATGACACAGCAGGTACAATCAGCTCCATTAATTCGCCAGCAAAATATAGTAAAAGTATATGATATAGACCTTATGCGTCAGGGTGTGATTGATGTTTACAGATCGCTTATATGGACGCGGAAATACAAAGAAGCCGGGACTGTAGAGCTTCATGCGGCATTAAACAGCCGGAATTTAGCCTTGTTGCAGGAAGGGCATATTGTGACAATGACCGGGTCGGTAGAAAGCGCAATTATTGAAGGGATAGCAGCAGATGATTATTCAAACGAGATTACAGCAACGGGGCATATGCTATCTTCGGGTTTATCCAGGAGGGGAATAAAAACCATTGTAAATGTTTCGAATGAAACGTTTGAAGATGTTATGCGGAAATTAGTGGATGTTTCTGCAATTAATAGCCAAAAGCCCCTTCCCCGTCTTGCGCTGGGCGAAAGAAAAGGGATTGGAGAAAAGGTAACACTGCAGGTATCTTATAAAGATTTATATACATATCTCATGAAGCTGTCAGCGTGCAGCAATTTAGGGTTTCTCATACGAGGTGATTATAAGACAAAGCAATTTTATTTTGAAGTATACGAGGGAAAGGATCACAGCGTAAACCAAACTGGAAATAAACGAGTTATTTTTTCCGAAGTATATCGGAACATAAATAAAGCTACTTATACATCAAACAGCCAAAATTATAAAACACATGCAATTGTATTTGGTGATGGCGAAGGCGCGGTGCGAACGGTCATGGAAGCTACAATTGACAGCACAGCGACAGGATGGGAGCGGCGGGAACTGATGGTAGACGCAAGGGACATCCAGAGGGACAACCTAACAACTGCGCAATATCAATCCGCGCTCATACAGCGCGGAAATGAGAAATTGGCAGAATATGGGATCGTGGAATGCCTGGAAGCGGTCACACTGCCAAATGTTAATTTTACATATAAGACAGACTATGATTTAGGCGACATTGTAACGGTTAATAAAAAAGCATGGGGCATAAAAATGGATAAACGAATTACAGAAGTACAGGAAATATATGAAAATGGAGGCCTTTCTGTTGTGCCGACATTTGGGGATCCACTGCCAGATATTGTTGATTTATCGAATAATTAAGGGAAGGAGAAGAACACGGCAGAGAATTACGGCTTTTTTAACTCAAAGGACAAAGACAGAAAATATAATGCGCGGCATTGGGCGGACTATTTTTTCCCGCTTTTTAAATCTGGGGTATTTAACGGCGATCTGCAGGTCGTTGCAAATGGGGGAATGTCTGTAAAAATAAATGCAGGTTATGCATGGATTGACGGCTACGGATATCATTTGACGGACGGGCTTATCCTGGACTTGGAAACCGCAAGCGGAAACATGAATCGTTCAGACAGCATTGTTATACGGCTTGATTTAACAAACCGCTGGATTAAAGGATTCTGTAAAACAGGAAATTACCATTCCGGCAATCCAACGCCGCCAGCACCGGAAATATCAAGGACAATACATGAGATTGTTTTGGCGAGAATTTATGTTACGGCAGGAACAACAGAAATTACACAGGACATGATAGAAGATACCCGTATGGACAAAGAATTGTGCGGATGGGTATGTGGAGCTGTAGAACAGATAGATTTTGAACAGATTTATGCACAGTTTCAGACGTATCAGCAAAACAAAGTGGATGAGATCCGCAAATGGATAGACCAATTTCAAACTGAAAAAGAGGAAGAGATCAAAACTTGGTTTGACAATTTGCGGGAACAACTGACAGAAGATCCGGCAATTAATTTGCAGGAACAAATAGGAAAGATTGCAGAGCTGACAACAGAAAATAAGGATAATCTTGTAGCCGCGATAAATGAGGTAAAAACAAGTATTCCGATCCCGATAGCGAACATGCTCGCGACAGAGGAAGGGAACCCTCTTGACGCTGTGATAGGGAAGGAATTAAAGGATCTGCATGATGCAAACGCGGAGGAAATTACTAAGCTAAATGGCAAGTTTGCGGAATTAAATCAGGTTAAAACTTTATCACTTACGGCAAATAGTAAAATGACTAATTATTCGCACCTTTATCAAATTGGACAGATAAAGATATTATCAATTCTTTTTACGACAAATAGTGCTATTGGTCAAGAATCACTATTTGTATTGCCCGCTAATGCTAAGACCTTTTCAAATGCACTGATTCCCGTAAACAATGGTCAAACAGTACAAATATCCGTTAACAAAAATATTGTAAACACTGCTACAAATATTCCGGCTGGTGTTACTGTAGGTGGCGTATTGGTCTTCGTTTAATACCATTATTTAAGTTTTATTAAATAATATCAATGTATTTTCTATGATCTGGATCATACAAAGTTTACAAAAGTAGCCTTAAGACTTAATGTCTTTTGTGTAAACAACAATACCGCTAAATCCAACACTTGTAAGCGCATTTTGATTATTATAAATCGGGATACTTATTGTGGTTGCTGATGATAAAATCAGCGCATTACGTGCGTAATTTATTATCGCTGCATTAGTACTATTGCCTGCATACAAAAATAGCCTGGGCGTATATCTGCTTATTTGCGGTATCGTAAAGTTTACCCAATTTAGCCCCGTAGTTAATCCAGATGTTGTTGCAACATCTCGTAACGCTAAATAGGATCCTAAATTGCCATTTAGCGGACTGACAATTAAGAGTTCCGGACTCTTAAAATCCGGAGAAAGGAAAAGAAATGAAAGATACTTTAGTATTAAAAAACGGAACCGAATTACAGCTTGAATCAGGCGCAAGCCTGACTGATATGAGGGTTTTGTTCCCCACAAAGCAGGATATGCTTGCAGGATGGGACATGCTGACAAAAGAAAATCTGGAAGAAATGTTAATCAGGAATGCAGACGGGGTAATTGTGGGAAGATATAGCAATCTTTTGCTGGAAAGTGAAACATCAACCGTACAGGAGGATGGAACTGTCCTTACAAGCTTCCACCTGCGCGAAAAAACAGAAATTGAAATACTTAAGGAAGAAATTAGTGATTTAAAAGAAAGTCGGGAAATAAATACCGGAGCTATTGAAGATCTTGGGAAAGCAGTTAGCGAACTTGCAGAGCAGGGAGGGATGGTATAATGGGAAGATTTTATGGAATTCAGATTAAAAACGGTGATATGAATTTTGAACAAGTTCCTAAATTATGGAAAAAATCTACAGAAAAATGGCTGGCTGAAAATCAGTAAGAAATGAGGAATCAAAAATGATTATTATGCAATACATAGCGGCACATTGGGTGGAATGGTTTTTTTCGGCATCTACTATTATTCTCGGCTTTTTATATCGGCAGACTGCCAAAAGGCTGAAAGAAGAACAAAACAAAAATAAAGCAGTTGCTGATGGTGTGCAGTGCCTTTTAAGGGAAAGTATTGTATCAAACTATAACAAATACCAGGAGCGTGATTTTTGTCCTATTTATGCCAAAGAGTCTATAAAAAAAGCCTACGAGGCATATCATGCGCTGGGTGGCAATGATGTTGCAACACAACTGTATCATACACTTTTAACAATGCCGGAAGAACCGGAAGAAAGAGAGGAAAAATTATGAGAAACAAAGAGTACTGGATTGGATGGGCAAAGGCAGCAGGTGTCAGAGCGGTAAAAACTGTGGCACAGTCAGCGATTGCTACAATAGGTACCGCTGTGGTCCTAAATGATGTAAATTGGAAAGTTTTGATATCGGGAGCTATAATAGCAGGTTTGCTGTCCATGCTGACATCTGTAGCAGGAATTCCGGAAGTGGAGCTTCCCAAATCGGAGGAAAAATAATATGAGTGTAAAAATTTGTATTGATGCGGGGCATTACGGGAAATATAACCGTAGCCCTGCGGTAAACGGATACTATGAAAGTGATATGACTTGGAAGTTGCACCTTTTGCAAAAGAAATATCTGGAAGAATATGCAGGGGTGGAAGTAATCACCACAAGAAAGGTTCAGGCAACAGACAAGACACTTTATAACAGGGGGGCTTGTTCAAGGGGATGTGATCTGTTTATTTCAAATCATTCTAATGCTGTAGGAAAGGGAATCAATGAATCTATTGATTATGTAGCGGTTTACCATTTGGTAGATGACAGCACCACACGGGTAGATGATATTTCAAAGGAGATTGCAGAAAAGCTTGCCCCTGTTATTGCTGGGGTTATGGGGGCAACACAGGGGTTCCGGATTGTTACCAGAAAATCCGGAAATGACCGCAACGGAGACGGAATGCTGAACGATAATTATTATGGCGTTCTTCATGGCGCACGGATGGCAGAAACGCCGGGGGTGATTCTGGAACACAGCTTCCACACAAATACAAAAATGACGCTTTGGTTAATGAACGAGAACAACCTTGCAAAGCTGGCAAAAGCAGAAGCGGAAGTCATAGCGGCACATTTTGGGCTGATGAAAAAAAGGGATGCCGAAAATGCAGTGACAGAATATACCAAAATCGCCGAAGAAACAGTGGCAACGGTGGAGCAGATGCGGAATTATCTTAAAGCAAAAAATCCTGCTGTAGCGCAGTCTGTTCTGGATATGATACCGCTTTACCTTTCGGAGGGCGCAGCAGAAGGGATCCGAGGGGATATCGCCTTTGCGCAATCCTGTTTGGAAACCGGGAATTTTGCTTTTAAAGGTTCCGCTGTTACGCTGGATCAGAATAATTTCTGTGGCATGGGTGTAACGCGGCGGGGCATGAAGGGCAATTCCTTTGGCATGCCACAGCTTGGCATCCGGGCGCAGATCCAGCATTTAAAAGCGTATGCAAATGGCGAACCGCTGGTGAATCCGGTTATAGATCCCCGGTTCCGGTATGTGTCTCGTGGGTGTGCGCCTTATGTGGAATGGTTAGGGATCCAGGAGAATCCACAGGGTAGAGGCTGGGCCAATGGGGCCGGTTATGGGAAAAAGATATTGGCAATTTTAAATTCAATTACCAGTACGAAAGCCTGAATACTGTAAAATTTATTTCTGGTGGCCGGAGAAGTCGGGGACTCTTACGGGCATAAAATTGTACGACTGCTTAACCGTGATGTAAAGATGTAATCACTGTTTGACCGTATTTGAGTAGTAGAACAGGCGGTAGGTGTTATCCTGCCGCCTGCCATTACTTTAAAAGCTCACGCATAGTTACGTAAGCAGTCACGAGATCAGCGCAATATTCTTCTAATTTAGATTCGCTGGTACTGGAACAAAGATTATTAAGCCCTTTTAAAAGACGGACAGAATTAACAATAGTCAAATCTTTTATGCCGATCTCGCCGGATTCAAGTTTTTGGATCCAATCAACGTCCAGACCGCTTTCTTGAGCAAGCTGCTCCTGTGTAATACAATTTTCCTCTCGTATTTTCCCAATTTTTAACATAACAATTCATCCTCCCAATCTAAATATAAACCAATACTAATTAAAAAACAAGGAATCCCACTGCATTACTCGGCAGGGACGGGATGTATTCCAATCCCGGATTATTGCCGGACACTTGCGGCTTATTTCTCAATTAAGCAAATTACTTTTGCATTTTTTATGATAATCTCATGCTCATCTTGACCATAATCATATTCATCTCCACCAATTATATACTGATACTTTGCATCATATTTTTCTTTGTAAAAATCCCAGTTAAAATCAAGAGCCTTTTTAACTTCGTCTATATCTTCCTGTTCTCCATCAAAATATAAAAATCCAAACCCTGTTGCGGATGTTCCGTCAAGCTCTCCAAGCATTTCATTGTCGCAAGTATCTAACGATATATCACACCAATCTCCGGCAACGTATTTTTTGCTGTCTGTTCGCACGCCATATATAGCGCAGTTTCCGTTTTCCATTTCTTTCAAAATATTTTCTATTGTCATCATATCTGTTTTCTCCTGTTTTGTATTATCAGATAAGGCAAGATATTTGATATATAAGGAAAGAGAGTTAAGCATGAACGATATGGGAATGACAAATGAGCAGTATAAAGGAATGTTACTTGATGAACTGGAAGATTGGCAGGAAGTTCTTGAACTTGCCAAAGAGGAACATAACGAAAAAGTTATCAAGAAAGCTGAAAAGCAGATAGCCAAAATCAATGAAAAACTAAAATTCTAACAGGATAAGGGTTCACAGAAAGGGCGGGCTTGCCACCGCCCCAACTGTAAAAGTATTATAACAGATAGCGGGAGTTAAATCAAATAAAAACGAAAGGCAACTGGAAGGTGGATATTATGAGAGAATACGCAAGAGAGCAGATTTTAGAAGATTATGGAGCTGAGGCATTAGAAAAAATCGAGCAGACAGAGTATAACGGAAATATGTTGCTGGTCTATGCAGACGATAACGCATTTGAGATTATCGGCGGCATACTGACCAATCATAGTATGAGTGTTGATGATGCGCTGAAGCTGCTGGACGTGGACATGGATGCCTGGGCTGAAGGGAAAGGCTGGGAAGGCTGGGACTGGGAGGCATTGGATCTGCTGGATGTGGAATAA